AAAAGAAGATTGGGGCGAGGATTGCTCCTTTGCCGCCAAGTCAGGGGCTTCACTTACGAGTTTGTACAACTCGCCCAATACCTGACACCGCCCCTGTAGAGGTGCAGGATTGTTCACTGCCAAAGGCAGTTGTTCTAGTTCATGCTGTCGCCAGCCTCTCAGCCACTCCACTACCTCAGGGTACTGGCGTGCTGTGACGGCGAGAGCCTTGATAACTTTTTGATCTGGGCGGATCATGCAGAACCCCCAGTTTGTCTATTCATTACGGTATTGCCTTCCATCCCACCTTTAGGAGAACCATCGGGTTGGGTAGGAGCAGCCTGTGCAGCCTGTTGTGCCTGATCCAATGCGAGTCGCGCTTTTGTCCTAGTCTCGAAGTTAGTTTTTTCCTTCGATGGCACAACTTCATCCACAGGCATTTGGAGACCTTTAGCAACCTCGCGCAGAACTGCGGCGCGACCTTCTTTGCCCATGATCTCCATGTCGATCTGGTTAGTGGTAGCAGTTAAGAACTCGATACGACGAACATTCATCTGTTCCTTCATAGCGAGGTTAATTGCTCCACGCGGCTGGATGTCGAGGTCGCCCTTGATGGACTCGTCCTCGTCATAGCGCATGTTGTAAATGTATTGTCTTTCAACGATAGGTTTGGTTACATCCGCGTCAATGTGCATCACCACTTGCCGGATGCCCTTACCAGCCGACCCCATCAGCATGGACAGTCCAGATGATGTGCGACCTGCACCTTGTACATTGAGGTCACCGTATAGATATGCGGGAATACCGGAATGGTCGTCAGCCAATCGGCTGAACTTATCGTAGACAGCCACCAATGTATTGGCGTTGTCATCCGGCTGGGAGAATCGCACCGCTGGTGCGCTAGACCCAGCAGGGTCATTCATTACCTGCCAAATTTTCCACGGATAAACTTGAGTAATGTCTTCGTTTGCTGGCAGACGTTCGAGATTAACTTCGACTTGAGGGCCACTAGAGATGCCCATATTGTTGACGAGCGCTCTGGCTGCGGCGTTACAGACGTTTTGGATGTCCTCGATGATTTCGGGGATACCTTTGCCCCAGAACGCACCGGGGCACTTGATGAAGGATGTTTTGGCATAAGGCTTCTCTCCTAATGGATCGTAATTTAGGACAGCCTTTATGACGTAGTTTCCTACAATCCATACATTCGCGTCGTACTCTCTTGCCGCGTCAGGAACCTCATCTTCAGACAATCCCCACTCCTGCAACATCTTGCCGGAGACCTTGCCCCAGAACTCAAGGGCATCAAAGATTTCAGTGGGGCGCATCTCCGTATGGTATTTACGCTCCTCTTGTTCCTTGATAAGTTCAACATCTTGGTTAATCCAAGATGTACCGTTACCAATATCTAATACTTTGCGGATAGCATCATCGTCGTAGCCCGGCACACCAATCAGGTCTGCCAACTCCATGCGAGTCAGGGGGTGATGTTCAAACACATAGCCATCGCTAATGTTTGTAATACCCGGCTCAGGGTAGATGCGGAAAGGATCGACGCGCTCAAACTCAGGTGCAATACGATCAATCGGAGCCGCAGTAGTACGACCATTCTCATCCTTTGTCCAACCAAGAGCACGTTGCCGACGTACGACCGGGCCTTTAATAAACGCAGAGGGATAAGTTACTAGGTCAGTAATAAAATCGTTGAACGCCTCAGCCCAGCCGCCTTGCGCGAACTGGTCACTGATGCGGTGTTTCATCTTATCGGCACGGTTCTGCGCTTCTTGCAATACGCGGAAACGGAAGTCCTGTGAAATCATTTCCTTGAGTTCAGCCATTTCCTGCTGCATTGGCGCACGGTTCTGAGATTCAACAATCTTCATAACCTGATCGTAGAAAATTTTCTCGATCTCAGCCTTCTGTACAGGCTGCAAGTCAGGAATAGGAGTAGGTTGAGCATCCCATGGGGGAGTACCAGTATCGAGGAGAATGTCCCGTAGCCAAGACTCCGCTGCGCGGCACTTGACTTCGGTAATCATCATGAACACTTCAGACCCGCCTTGCTTGCGGATCGCAGTCAACTTATCGGCTTCATACTCACCGTTACGCTGACGCATAGCCTTGAGCATCTTCTGCTCGATAGGCTTCTTGGCAATACGGGCTGCATCCCAACACTGCCGCAAATAGTCAGTAATGCCGAGAATAAAAGGCGCGTTCTGGCGTTCTGCCAGTTCTTTTTCGATGCGCTCTTTCTCAGCCCGTACAAGTTGCTCGTTGCTGACTACGCGTAGTATGGATAGACCAGCCATTAGAACTCCTTGCTATACCTAAACATGACGCGCTTATCACCCAACTTAGTCGGGTCTTTTTCCAGCGCGACACCGATTGTGGTGTCACCTTTACGATAACTTACATCGGCTCCAGTTACGCTAAAATCTCTCATTTTTCCGGCTTTATAACCGCCACCGGATACACCAACTGATACTCCACCACCATCGGTAGGAATATCAACGCCCATGCGCCCACCGTATCCGTAGTTTTTACTGTCCTTACCGGAGCCACCAACAGATAGATTTAGGCGAGGCTTTTCTTCTTCGCGGAACTCAGGAACGCGACCGCCATCGCGGTAGCCTTCGGCTTCCGGCTGGTATGGCTTGCCCATCTTCGGGTTATCCGAATAGCAAGTCGAGGGTTTTCCTTTTCCGTTCATACGCTCCTCCTACTACATATTGTAGTGTAGGTCTAGCAGGAAGTATATACGTGTGTCAAAGAAAAAAGAACCCCCCGGATTTCTCAACGGGGGGTAAACGCCCTGAAGGAGGGGGCGGGGGTGAAGGAGAACGGCAACTATGTCCAACCATTCGCGGCGACTGTCTTGATTTCCCGCCTCTGGGCGAGCATCTGACCCCCACCGGTAGTGATATGGAGCATGAGGTATTGTAACGCTTCGGCAACATGTGAGTGCTTATTTTTCTCGATGTCCATGTCGCCTCTGGGTTTGTATCGGTAGCCACCCATCATGGCGGCTTTCAGTTGTGTACAACTAGGATCGACGATGAACGCTGGGTCACCATCGACTTGACGCATCAGGTACTCGTCCACCGCGTTTATTCGCGCCGATACATTATTCGTCTTAGCCGGAATAACTCGCAGGTTCTCCGCCTTAATGATGTCCACAGCCGAACGCTCATCCGTCTGCGCCCGCTGAATACCCGCCGGGTCAGTAACCACCAATACGGGCGCACCGGGGAACCTCTCGTAAAGTAAGGGTTTTAGGACGGTTCGGACAAATCGCTGTACGCCCATGTCAAAACTGACCGCTTCCGCCAACACGAGCGCCCTCCCTCTGGCATCTTGTTGACCGATGACGGCTGCCGGGGTAAGCCCCAAGTCCATCCCGATAACAATGGGTCGAACTCCATTGTTGATATAGCGAAGCCTCTCTCTAGCCATATGATAGTCAGGCCGGAAATACTTGTACACCGGCATACCAGCCGAGGATAGGCCGTACTCACCGTCGATGTAAACCCGAATGTATTCTTCGCTACGACCTTGGGTGTCGTAGTATCCATCGGGTAGATTCTCGACGTTTTCTGCAAAAGCCGAGCGACCCGAAGGTTGCTTGAATACGTCCCATCCATTGTCATTGGGCGATACTCCGTCCTTGGGATCGAGTCCTTCCATCTGATAATACCACCAAGTGTCCATGGTGGGTGGGTTAGTATCGCCCCACATACCGTGCCAAGTAGGGCCACCATCCTTCGCGGAAGGAAAGCGCCCGATACGCTTGGACATCGCATCCACAATATCGGGGTGGATGTCCCGGCACTCGTTGAACCACGCGAACGTCAACTCCAAGGAGTTCAAGTTGGCTACGTCGTCCGCATCGTCCAGCGCACGGAACATAATCTCGCACTCGATGTCCCCCACTTTGAAGAAATAAGTCTTGGTCGTGCGCATGTAGTCGCCGCACTGCCCCGGTGGGAACCAGTCAAGGAAGGTTTTGATCGTCGTGTCCTGCAACTGCCGCGCAGTTTCACGGACAATCGCCGCCCGCGTCTTGCGGATGCCCTGCTGATTGGGCTTTTGCATACTTGCGCGGCGCACAATCTCAAACGAGGAAGTCACGGACTTGCCGGAGCCGACCGGCCCCATCAGAACGCGCATCTTCGCGTTCGACTCCATGAATTTCTTCCCCGTCGGCGGGGGAGTGTAGTCAATTTCGAGTGGCATTACGGACGATCCGGGAAAATACCCATGACGCAGATGATTTTGCTAGGCTGACCGATCTCCCAGCCATGGACTTTCGTGCCATGCTCGTTTGTCGGACGCCAATCCGGTAGTTTGAAGGTATGAACACCATCACCGCCGTACGTTGTACCGATAATGGCAAACAACGGGGTGTACATCTGGATGTCTAGGGTCTGTCCGTCACACGACGCCCAGTTTCTTGGGGCAAAATTACCCGCAAACTCACGTACTTCTCCAATATATCCTTCCATATGCCCTCCTTAGGCTGTAGGTTCCACCAACATCACGATAAATTCTCGCCCGCGCTTCTTATGCTTGGCAATTTTGGTCTTAAACGAAGCACCGGCCTCACGCAGACCTGTTGTAAAGTTATGATACTCAGACGAACTGAGGAAAATCGCGGCTTTGAAGCCCTCGTAGGTCGAATTAAACCTGCTGGCTATGCTCAATGGCAGCGACATCCGTCACCTCGCTAGTATCTGCGGCCTCAATGACCTGCATTTCATGGTTCTGACCACCCAAGTTGATGGTGATTCGCACACCACCGGCATTGCCATCGGTCTGGATGTCGCCCTTCGGCTCCAACCCAGCCCATTTCACGGTCGATTTGATGAGATCAGCCTTCACAGCGGCGCTCACACCGGGGTCGTGGATCAACATATAGGATGTTGTCAGGAGTTCTTCAGCCTGAGCGCGGGCCTTTAGCCGGAATGTCAGCCCCTTTTCCTTGATCTCGGCCTGATAGTGTTCCACTTTCTTCAGGAACACTGGGTCTTTGTTGTACTCAAGGATGTCGAGCGGGGTGATTTTGTGGCGAGCAACTACCTCTTGCAGCGATTCGCCGCTGCCTTCAAGCATCAGAGCCACATCGAACGCTAGTCGATCTGACCATTTAGTGAGTTGGAGGGGTAATGTATCCATGCGCCGACTATAACACGGCAACTTACGGTCGTGTCAATAGGGGGCATGTAGATGGTGTGGTGGGATTCCGGCCCCCACCACCTAGCCGGAGGTAGTGCGCCATGGAGTAACGAACCAACCTCGCCGCGAACTATAGCAAAATTTGGAAGATTAGGCAAACCCGATAACTTTACAGTCTCCGTAACTTTACACTTGGTTTTTTTAGGTCTTGCTTTAAGAGGTTTACTACACTACGGGGGGCGTCGCTCACGCCAGTCCATGTACCCCCCTCCCCGCGCCCGCCAGCCAGCGCCAGCACGCAAGCGCCCGCGCACGCAAGCCCGCCCGCAAAGCCTTGATTCCGCCTGATACTTGACACTCGCGTCAACTTCTGCGAGTCTGAAATTGTCGATGCACAACGCAGCGACAGAGCGGGAGAAACCGCTCCCGCTCTTTAACAATCCACTTAGGAGAATGAAATGACTAAAGTCATGGATCGTCCGACACACGTACGTGTCATCGTGGCCCCTAAAGCAGGGTATTTGAAACTTGAGGGTTGCGCTGCCGATGCCCAAGGCACGGTGTTCTCAGTCGATCAAGGCAAGGAAGTTTACGCTTTCATGACCAAGAAAGGCAAGGAACTCAAGCGCGAAGTCAAGATTTGGATACAGGCAGCCGGTGCGAAAACGCCAGCGGTCTTATTCAACAAGTATGACGGCACGCCATATATGGCGCTAGTCAGCGACGACAAGCCAAGCAAGACCACGAAAGTGATCCTGTAAGGTAGCAA